GCTATATTCAATAAGCCAGAGACACCCGAGAAAGAAATAAGAATGAGCGATGTCGCGTGGTGGGATTCTTTGTCCGACTATTGGCAATTAACTCAAATTCAAGGCCTCCGAGGTATGGATGTTGAAATGTTCAACCGTAAGAACCATAAGTGGGAAGGCAACTACCTTTGGACTTGTGATCCACAAAGACCAAGAGACATGACTGATTACGGACAATCAGAGTGTTGGCACGAGCACAAAACAAAAACTTATTTTTTTGATGATGAAACCGGAGTTCTTTGTTGTGGACCGAACAACAAGATGAGATTCTTAGACAACTCTTTGTGTCCAAAAAATCTCGAGATTCCTTATTGGATGAAGGTTTACAAAGATTTAGATTCTCCACAAAGAATCACTCATGAAGATGATGGAGATAGATTAGGTGAAACAGATAGGTGGGACTATGAAAACTAAAGATCCAAATTATGCCGTAAAGGTTGAAAAAGCAATTGCCGATAAGTATGGAAAAGAAGCTGTGGCAAATCCCAAAGCAGAATGGGACGATGAAAAAGAAAAAGAGTATCTTGCTGAATTAAAAAGCAACTATCGTTATGGAAAAGGCGAAAGTGAAACAATTGACGTTGGCGGTGTTTTAATATCAAAAGAACTACTTAATAGAGAATCCGAGCGTTCATGCCCGACTTGCAGCACTTATTCTTTCAAATCTGTCGATGATTTATATATGACAAAATTTGATTGCTGTTTTAAGTGCTACATTCAGTGGGTGGAAGGTCGTGAAGAAAGATGGAAATCAGGTTGGAGACCAAATAAATGAGCAAAGAAACATTAGAAATTATTCAAGGGCTTTCTCAAGCTGCTGCCAATGCATATGATGGCGTACATATGGAAAACTATTCTCTTGATGGCCAAGCGAGAAAAGTCGGACTCAAAAGAGAAGAGGGCATTCCATTGCTTGACAAGCGTTGCATTGACGGATTTAAAGTCAAGTTTTATGGTGACTCGATGATCATCAATTATCAATCCGATGTCATGATGAGAGACCTCAAGGATGATAGATTTGAGAACGAGATCCTTCAAACAATCAATGAAGTAAAAAAGTTCTTGCAAAAAGAATACAAAGCTATTACTGGTAAGTCCGTGTCTTTGACTGCAAAAGGCGAGCCACAAATCATCGTGCAAACAACATCAAGAGTTCGTACATTTGTTCAAGCATATCAACACTATAAAGTTGGCGGCTTGGAGATGGATCAAATTGGCGCTCCTTCTGAACCAAATGTCCGAGACATTACAAAAAAGTTTTTGGAGACCGCAAAAGCAAAGCGACCTCAAAATGAAAAAATCAACCCAAAGGATAATCAAAAATGAAACTCACAAAAGAATCACTAAAAAGAATCATCAAGGAAGAACTTGATACTTTATTAGACGAGGCGAAATACGAGGGCCCACGCTCCATGCCAGGAGGCTCAGCACCAAACTACGCCGCGTACGACGAGAAGAGAAGGCAGGCGCAAATAGCATCCGACGTTGCTCGCACTAAAAGAGAAACAGAAAGAATACGAAATATGTCTAATCCCGATGGTGAACAAAGACAAGATCCGAAACCAACGCCTGGTGTGGGAGTAGAAGCCTCCAAACAATACAGGGCTCAAGTCGATGCAGAAATAGCCGAGATCGAAAAGAGATTAGAGGATCTTAAGAAGGAGAAAAAATCATGGCTTCAGAGACTCAATCCTTTCTCAGAGGAGTAAATGAAACTCACCAAAAATGAAATCGTTAAAGAACTTGTAAGGTGCGGCAAAGATCCTCAATACTTCATCGACAACTATTGCAAGATCTCGCACCCTCTTAAAGGCCAAATTCCATTTAAGACATTTGACTACCAAAGAGAACTGCTCAAGGACTTTAACGATTATCGTTTCAATGTAATTTTAAAAGCAAGGCAGCTCGGGATCTCGACAATCTCCGCTGCCTATGTTGCTTGGTTCATGTTGTTTCATCGAGAAAAGAACGTTCTCGTTATTGCAACGAAACTATCCACAGCAACGAACCTTGTAAAGAAGGTAAAGATGATATTTAAGAATCTTCCTTCTTTCATGTTGATCGCAAAGATCACAGTCGACAACAGACAATCATTTGAATTGTCAAATGGGTCTCAAGTAAAGGCGGCATCCACATCTGGAGATGCTGGTCGTTCGGAAGCATTATCGTTGCTCATTGTGGACGAGGCAGCGTTCGTTGAGGGCTTCGACGAGCTTTGGACTGGTCTTTACCCTACTTTGTCTACAGGAGGGCGCTGTATTGCTCTCAGCACCCCTAACGGCGTTGGAAATTGGTTTCACAAAACCTATAGTGATGCCGAGACAGAATCAAATGATTTTCATCCAATAAAACTTATGTGGGATGTTCATCCTGACAGAGACCAAGCATGGTTCGACAAAGAGACCACAAATATGTCAAGGCGAGAAATCGCACAAGAGCTTGAGTGTTCGTTCAATGCTTCTGGTGAAACTGTTATAAACCCAGAAGATTTACAAAGAATAATTCACGAAGTAAGAGATCCAATTTACAGGACGGGATATGACAGAAATTACTGGATATGGGGGAAATATGAAGAAGGCCTACCCTATCTTCTTGTGGCTGATGTTGCAAGGGGGGATGGTAGCGACTTTTCTTGCTTTCATGTCTTACGTATAGACACAATGACGGTAGTCGCAGAATACCAAGGTAAACCTGACCTTGACATGTATTCAAGCATTTTATTTTCAGCAGGCACAGAGTACGGGACTTGCTTGTTGGTTGTCGAGAACAATGGTATTGGAATTGCTGTTCTCGAGAAGCTCAAAGACATGGGTTACAAAAAAATATATTATTCTATCAAGTCAACTCATGAGTATGTTGAAAGCTATTTGGCAGAACATGACGATAGGGCAGTTCTTGGTTTCACGACCTCAACAAAGACGCGACCGCTTATTGTTGCCAAATTAGAGGAGTACGTTAGAAACAAACTAATTAATATACATTCCAATCGTGTTTTTCATGAATTGAAAACATTTATTTGGCAAAATGGTAAACCTCAAGCTATGCGATCATATAATGATGATCTTGTAATGTCTTTGGCAATTGCTTGTTGGGTGCGAGATACAGCACTGACAGAAAGCGAAAAAGACATGGCATACAAGAAAGCAATGCTCGGGGGAGTATTCAAAAGCACTACGACGATGAATACGCAAATCAAAGGCCAAAAGTTTTACAATGAAACATTCGAACAAAAGCACGAGGAGGAAATCAAAAAAACAAAAGAATTTTTGTGGATTTACAAAGGATAGAATATGGCCCGTAACGAAAGAAATCCGAACAATAACCAGAACGAATTGTTCAAAACACTGACTAGATTGTTTTCTGGTCCCTTAACACAACGAAGAACTCAGTCAGGTCGTCAACTAAGAAGAAGACACTTAGACGTATACGCAAAGCGTTTCAAATCAGCATCGGGGCAGCAGTTCAAAAAAACTGAATACAACCCAATGAACATCATGACGCTTAACATGATATCGAACAGAAACCGAGCGGAGCGTTACGTTGACTTTGATCAAATGGAATTTACGCCAGAGATTGCATCATCACTTGATATCTACGCTGATGAGATGACAACTCATTCGGCATTAACTCCAATGCTTCACATCAAATGCCCCAACGATGAAATCAAATATATGCTTCATTCTTTGTATTATGACATCATGAATGTTGAGCACAATCTCTTTGGTTGGGCAAGAACCATGTGCAAATATGGAGATCTTTTTGTTTATCTCGACATTGACGAAAGCAAAGGAATTCAAAACTGCATCGGACTTCCGCCGCAAGAAGTTGAGCGACTTGAGGGAGAAGATCCAACGAATCCTAACTACGTTCAGTTCCAATGGAACAATGCTGGTTTAACGCTCGAAAATTGGCAAATAGCGCACTTTAGAGTCCTAGGTAATGACAAGCACGCCCCATACGGTACAAGCGTCTTAGAGCCATCTAGACGCATCTGGAGACAACTTACGTTATTGGAAGATGCAATGATGGCATACCGAATCACTCGTTCACCAGAGCGACGTGTATTCAAGATTGACGTTGGCGGGATTGCGCCTCAAGACGTTGAGCAGTACATGCAGAAAGTCATGACTCAAATGAAGCGTCATCAAGTTGTTGATCCAACCACAGGACGCGTAGATTTGCGTTATAACCCACTTTCCATTGAAGAGGACTACTTTATCCCTATTAAGGGCGGACAGAGCTCTACGGACATTACCAACCTTCCTGGTGGAGCATTTACGGCACAGATCGAAGACGTTAAGTATCTTCGAGACAAACTGTTCTCTGCTCTCAAAGTTCCTCAATCTTACCTCTCAATGGGCGAAGGCGCAACGGAAGACAAGACAACTCTCGCACAGAAAGACATTAGATTTGCGAGAACCATCCAAAGATTACAAAGAGTTTTGATTTCTGAGCTTGAAAAGGTTGGGATCGTTCATTTATACACGTTGGGCTATCGTGGAGATGACCTTCTCAATTTCAAGCTCTCTTTAAACAATCCTTCAAAGATTGCCGAGATGCAAGAGCTCGAACATTGGAAGACCAAGTTCGATATTGCCGGAGCTGCTACTGAAGGATATTTCTCACGTCGTTGGGTATCTGAGAATCTTCTTGGGTTGTCTCAAGACGAATATCTCCGTATGCAACGTGAAATGTATACTGACAAGAAATACATGGCTTCTCTTGAAGCAGCGGCTCAACCACCAGCAGAAGGCGGCGGAGACGCCGGTGGAGGACTCGGAGACCTTGGAGGAGGTGATCTTGGCGGCGATCTTGGGGGCGACTTAGGTGGCGATCTCGGAGGTGGAGATGACTTAGGCGGCGACCTTGGTGGAGATCTAGGGGGCGATACTGGTGGAGACACAGGCGGTGATGAAGGAGATCTTCTAGCTGAACCACCAGCAAAGCGTGATGACGACGCAAAACCTCGAGGTCCCTACAAAAGACACCAATCATCATATCGAAAAGGCGGATTCTCAAAGCAAATGAAGAATCAAGCATTTAGCGGAGAAGTCCGAGGGTCAACCTCAAGAACAACTTGGCCCGGCAAAGTTGGATTCGGAGGAATGGATTCTCTTGCCCGAGGTATTTACGAGTCAAACGAAATTGAAGAAGAGAAACTATTTAGCACTAGCAGCGAACTCAAAACGCTGATTGAGTCATTAACGAAAAAGGAAGACAAGCATGAAACATAATAAGAAAAGAAATACCGCTTTTCTTTACGAATGTCTGATTCGTGAATTAACGAAAGCAATTTTAAAAGAAGATAAAGCCAAACAGACAAAAGTCAAGGGTCTTTTGAGAGAGTTTTTCTCAAAAGGAAAGGTTCTTAAGCAAGAGCTTGATATTTATCGCAGTTTGATGGAAACAAAAGAAGCGAAAGAAGATTTCTCAAGACGACTTCTTCAAGAAAGTAAAGTCGACTTTGACAAGCTTGAGCGCAAAGAAATCTTTAACGAACAGACATCATTGATCAACAAGATCAATAAAGCTCTTGGTTCCCAAACATTTTCCAACTTTGTACCAAACTACAAAGATCTTGCAACTCTCGGCCTATTCTTTCAGAAT